TAATGGCAGTTAACTTAGAACAATTTAAAGGTGAAGTCTCTGGAAAGAACGGACCAGCAAGATCCAATCTTTTTGCGATTGAACTACCAGCCTTTCCCGGAGCCACGACTCGATCAGTCAACCTGTTGTGTAGAGACGTAAACCTACCCGGTAGACAAGTCATTACGTATGATAAAGAGATCGGTACCAAGAGAGAAAAGGTTGCTTACGGTTCAGTTCATGATGATGTAGGTTTGTCGTTCCTCTTGTTAAACGACTACGGAATTAAAGAATACTTTGAAAAGTGGCAAGAGGCTGCTTTTAATCCGAATACATATCAAATCGGATATAAAAATGATTACGTTCGTAATGTTAGAATACACCAACTCAAGAAAGGAATAGGCCTGCCGGTTTACTCGACGCCTCTGGGAATACCTAGATTGCCAGAAATCATACAGCAGCGTTTGCCTCGGATAGGTCCATTTGATTTTGCTCAGGGTGAGTTTAATCTGGACTTCTTGACTGGTGAAGATAAAATTTATTCATGTGAACTATATAACGCTTTCCCTGTAACAATGGAAGCGATACCACTGAATAACGAACTGGACGGATTAATAGAACTGAGAGTTCAATTGTCATATACAAAGTGGACCTCAAACTTTACAGATCAAAATCCAATCGAAAACTTTATTGAAACTGCATTAGGGACAGTACTGACACGAATTTTTAACTAAAGGATGATATAGTTATGGCACTACCTAAGATTAATGAAACGCCTGATCATGAGCTTACAATTCCATCCACTGGAAAGAAAATCTCATTTAGGCCATTTTTGACAAAGGAACAAAAAGTTCTTTTGATTGCTATGGAAACACAGGACCAGAAACAAATTCTGAATGCTGTGGTGAATACAATTCAATCTTGTGCATCTGATATTGATGTAAACAAATTGACTACGTTTGATGTTGAATATATTTTTACACAGATGAGAGCCAAGTCAGTTGGCGAAAGATCTAACGTTGGAATTAAGTGTAAGGAATGCGAACACACAAACGAAATCAGTGTTGACTTAGAAGATGTAAAAATTGATGTTCAAAATAAAAACAACAATATGATTAAGCTAAATGATACTTGGACTTTGAAAATGAAATACCCGAACTATATGTCGGTGCTACATGATGAAAAGGTTATGAATAATGAATCTGCTACAGATTCTATAATGGCAATGGTTGCAAATTGTTTGGATGCTCTGATGAGTGAAGATGAAAATATTAAATTTGCAGATGAGTCTAGTGATACAGTAAATGATTTCATTGACAATCTAAACGCTGCACAATTTGAACAAGTAGTGAAGTTTATTCAAGACATGCCACAACTAAAACATAATGTAAACTTTACCTGTGAATCATGTCAAACTGAAAATGAAGTAACGTTAAAAGGAATGAATGATTTTTTCTAGTAAACCTCTCGCATGATTCGTTAGTGAATTATTACCAAGTGAACTTTAGACTGATGTACTCATTTAAATTGTCACTAACGGAGCTTGAAAATATGATGCCTTGGGAGAGGGAGGTTTACCTTACATTATTATCACAAGAACTCGAGCAAGAAAGAGAAGCTGCTCGGCAACAACAATTCCGCCAAGGATAAGAAAACATGACCACTTTATCTAATATCGTTTCAGAGTTAAAAACTCAAAATGAAATAAGTGAACAGATACTCGAACAACAAGGTGTTCAGAGCGCGCTGTTGACTGATATGATGGCTGGCCAAAGTTCGGCAGATCGACTACAAGCTTTGGAAGATAAAGGTGAAATTCAAAATAAAGTTGGTTTAAGACCAAGTGGTGCAACTGTGGCTGGTGGAGGTGATGCTGCTAACACTGGCATCTTTGCAGGAATTGGATCATTTCTTGGAAACATACTATCTGGCCCTCTCAAATTTTTATTAACACCGATTAAAGCTCTTGCTAGATTTTTAAGAGTAGGTGGACCGGTTGCTTTAATAATTGGAGGACTATATACATTATTTAAAGATATTGGAGAGAATGAAAATTTCCAAAAAACAATGGATGGGTTGTCAGAAGCATGGAATTCCATAAAAGAGACTTGGAGCGGCATAGTAGAAAAGTTTGAAGAGTTGTCTGCCGATCCTGGCTTAATGAACGCAGTGACTATGATAAAGACCTGGTTTGGAGACTTGAAAAAGAATATTCAGGATTTTGTTTTAGAAAATCTTTTAAATATTACTACAACTATTGCTGGTGTGTTGGATGGCATAGAAGACTTGATTGGAGGAGACTGGAAAAGCGGTCTATCAAAAATTGGAACTTCTTTATTTAATGGAGTTAAAACTTTATTTGATAGCGCAATTACAAATATTCTTGAAACCTTTGGAGTTGATTTTGGTGAAAACGGAACGTTCTTAGGGGCAGTAACAAATACTATTGATATGCTTACGATTAAACTCTTAGGTGTGTGGAACGGTGTTACTACTTGGGTTAGTGATAAATGGACTGGACTCACTGATACACTCAAGAATTTTTGGACCGATCTTTCAAATTTCTTTACTAACCCAGAAACTGAAGGAAGTATTCCCTACATCTACAACTCAGTGAAAACCACAATTTCAAATAGTATTACAGACATCAAAAATTCAATAACAGGTTTCTTTACTGATGCATACAACAATGTTGTAACAAATGTTGATGCAGCTTGGACGTCATTCACTACACTTGCAAACGAAAAGATTACACTTCTCACCGACACAATTACTTCTATTCCCACTAAAGTAGTAGATTGGGCTACTGGATTTTTTGAATGGTTTTCTAATATGTTACCAGATCTTGGGCAAATAGCTCAAAACATAAAAGATGCTGTGTATGATCTTCTTCCTGATTGGGTAAAAGATAATATTAGTTTTGGTGTAACTGCTGAACCAACTACTGCTCAGACCGGAGTAAGTACAAATGATTTAGCTAATCAAGCTGCAGAATATGATTTAATGCAACAATCATTAACGCCATTTACTCAAATGGATGCTAGCAGTTTAGCCAGTCGATTAACACCAAGTCAATTAGAATTGCTGGGTGGAGAAACAGAAGCTATAAGAAGACAATATCTGCTTCAAACAGATCCTGATTCGGTGTTAGCTAATGAAATTGAGAAAACAAATCAAACTGGATCTTCTCTTACTACCTCTGAGGTAGCTGAAGGCGTAAGAGAAAGACAGGCCGGTGGAGTAGTTAATAATTATTATACTATGCCAACTAATGAATCTGGCAGAGGCGGAAATGGAAACGGCGGTGGAGCATATCTACTCCCCGCCGCACCGACAATGGACGTTATGGATCCAGTGTCTCAGTATTTTAATAGCAATTAATCTTCATTTGCTAAACGAGCAAAGTAGCTCATGGTATCCTCTTCATCAGATGTAGAGGCTGTATCCATTGTTGCTTCAGCGGTAGCCATAGGAGCTGGCTGTGCTGTACGCTCAGGAAACTCAGGGATCTCATCGTCCAGTACGATTTCTTCCTTGACAGTACGAGGTGCTTGTTCACCTAGAACTTGAGCCAACTTAGCTTTAAGTTCGTCATATGTCTTATAGTTCTTAGGGTCTGAGAACTCAGATAGATCGTATGCTTTGTTGTATACTGTTTCTAGCTTTTCCTCATCACCATCAAACAAAGGACTTGGTCCACGGAACTCTGACTTATCATAGTTACGGTAACCTTCGACCTGACGGATCTTCAGTACAAAGTCTGCACCTTCCCAAAAGTTGAATGGATCCACTGGCTTTTCATCAGGAAACTCGGGCTGTAGCTGATCCATGATTTTATCAAAGATCTTCTTGCCGAACTGATACATGAATACTTTACCTTCATTCTCTGGAGCTGAAGGATCAGACACAACCAAGACATTTGCTACATAATGTAGACGACGCTTACGTTGACGAACTGTTTCCTTATCAGACTCGATACCAGAGTTCCAAAGGCGAGTATTCATTTCAGATACTGGATCCTGTTGACCAATAGATGTCAATGAACGTTCGATGTACCATTGACCTGTTGGTCCTTTGAAACCATGATCCCAATAGCGAACCCAAGGTAGTTCATTGCCTTCAGTAGCTGGAAGGAACCGTAGGATAGCATAGCCGTTACCAGCCTTATCCACTGTTGGTTTCCAAATACG